GCGTGGTCGTAAACCAAATGTCTTAAAGTTCTTTGTAAACGACGAAGAACAGTCTGCAGAGGACAATGCACAGGGTGACTCAAGAGAAACACAGGATGCTATTGAACGCACTTTGGGTTTATCGCATGATATGTTCAAACATATTCTAGCACTCAACACTTATACAGAACCATTTTTAAGTCTTAAAGCCAACGATCAACGCACTATCATTGAACAGCTACTGGGTATCACTATGCTGTCAGAACGAGCTGATCGTATCAAAGAAATTAACAAAGAAACCAAAGACGCTATTACACAAGAAGAATTTCGTATTCGTGCTGTGCAGGAGGCCAATAAGCGCATTGAAGAGCAAATTGAGTCGCTAAAACGCAGACAAGGACTGTGGGTAACTAAACATGAAGAAGAGACAACTAAAATTGAGGCCGCGCTTTCGAGCCTCAAGGAGATCGACATTGAAGCGGAGATTGATGCACACAGAGCGCATACTGCTTGGGATCAAAAACGCAAAGATATCAATGAACTATCGGGCGCTATTAGCCGAGCTAAAATTGACGCCGACAGGGAAACTAAAGCCATTGTCAAACTGGAGAAAGAGATTGCGTCGCTTGAGTCTCACACCTGTCACACATGCGGTCAAGCGTTCCACGACTCGAAGCACCAACAGGTCCTGGAAGGTAAGCAGAAAGATCTGGCAACATCGAGAGCGGCAAGCCAAGAGCATACACAACTCTTATCAGACCTACAGACTGCCCTCGAAACCCTGGGCGTGTTAGGTAAACCGCCTCGAATGTTCTACGATAAAGAAGAAGATGCTATTAAACATCAGGCTAACTTGGCAAACTTGCAAACACAATTATCTGCCAAAATAGCCGAAGTAGATCCTTATGTAGAACAAATTGAGGACATGAAGAATCAAGCCTTGCAGGAAGTAAACTATGACACACTCAATGAACTTACTCGCTTGCAAGAACACCAAGATTTCTTGCTCAAATTGCTGACTAGCAAAGATTCGTTTATCCGTAAGAAGATTATTGAGCAAAATTTATCCTATCTTAATGCTAGACTAACACACTATTTAGATCGTGTAGGCTTGCCACATACAGTGGTATTCCAAAACGACTTAACTGTCAGCATTGAAGAGCTGGGTCGTGAATTAGATTTTGATAACTTGAGTCGTGGTGAGCGTAATCGACTAATATTATCAATGAGTTGGGCCTTTAGAGATGTATTCGAAAGTCTCTATCAGCCAATCAATCTGTTGTTTATAGACGAAATGATTGACAACGGGCTAGACACACAAGGTGTTGAATCTAGTTTGGCCTTGTTAAAACAAATGAGTAGAGAACGACACAAGAGTATTTGGTTAGTAAGTCATAGAGATGAACTAGCAGGCCGTGTCGAGAACATACTCAAGGTAGTCAAAGAAAACGGTTTTACCAGTTATAATACGGATGTAGAAATTGCGTAGAGTTAAAGTACTTCACATAGAACCCACAGATGTTTGTCAGTTGGCCTGCCCGTTATGCGCTCGCGAAACTGATCCTAACTTCAATAAATCTAACAAGCATCAGCTTAAGATTGAACACATACAGAGAAAATTTTCAGATCGTGTGATCAAAGGGCTGGACAAAATGTTCATGTGCGGAGACTATGGAGATCCTGCCGCTGGCTACTATACTTTAGAGATTTATCGTTATTTTAGAACAGTAAATCCAGATATTGTGCTAGGCATGAATTCAAATGGTGCCTTACAAAGCACATTTTGGTGGTACGAGCTAGGCAAATTGTTTAACCAGCCCAAAGATTACTGTGTATTCAGCATAGACGGCCTAGAAGATACTAATGCAATATATCGTAAAAATAGTAATTGGGCCAAGCTGATGAGCAATGTAGAATCTTTTATTGCCGCTGGGGGTAAAGCACACTGGGACATGTTGGTATATCGTCACAACGAACATCAAGTAGATGCCTGCGAACAACTAGCTCGTGAAATGGGTTTCAAGTGGTTCCGTGCCAAAGTTAGTAAGCGTCCGTTGGTGGATCGTTTAGAAGCACCGGTACATTGGCAACTGCCTGTGGTTGAAACTACGGGTAAAATTGAATGTCACGCCCTGGCTGAAAAAAGTATGTACATGGATGCTCAGGGGCGTCTTAGTCCTTGCTGTTGGTTAGGCAGTAGGCAAACGGATTTTATCACAGATGATTTGGCCACAGTAAAAGAAACTTGGCGTACAGATAATCCAAATCCAGTCTGTGCTAGAAATTGTAGCAAACAACTAAGTAAAACGGCATTTGAAACACAGTGGCAACGAGAAATTCAACTCAGCTGATGGTAGTGTGATAACTAATAGTCCATGACATGGCTATTCGAAAATCAAACTGTAGAAGCATTACCAGAAGATTGCGTTGGGTTTGTTTATTTGATAACAAATAATCAAACCGGTAGAAAATACATTGGAAAAAAATTAGCAAAATTTAGTAAAACAACATACAAAACAGTAAAACTCAAGAACGGCAACAAAAAACGCAAAAAAATTCGTAGCAAAATAGACAGTGATTGGCAACTTTATTACGGCAGCAACATAGAACTTAATCAAGACATAGAACGCTTAGGCGCAGGCAACTTCACAAGAGAAATATTATTTTATTGCAAATCAAAGGCAGAATGCAGTTATATTGAAGCTAGAGAACAATTTAATCATAGAGTACTAGAGTCAGACGACTACTACAATGGGCAGATAGTTTGCCGTATACATGGTAGTCACATAAAAAACAAAATACAAACTTAGACAGGCAACAACACACTCTGTTTGGTCGAGGTAGCTCGACTCGCAAGGAGGAACGGTTAGATCCCCGGTCCGGAATAGCTTGCGTGTGAAAGGCAATTGCTAACTTAAGGCAACAAATGGTTCGGGCTCTGATGAAAAAGATACAACCCGTGCTTATAGGACTTGGATCGATTTCGGGTTACTAGGGTTCCGTTGATATGTGAAGCTTGAGTAGGGGGTACCGGTCAACCGCCTCCGTGTATGGTGTACATACAATCTCATTAGAATCGATGACAGCTACACTCGGATAATGTAGAGTCAGTTCACCGTTATACGGTGAATTGTGACCGCGTAATCTGGATAATGCGTAAGAAAAACAATCATGTCTGAGCTTTAGCGAAAGACATAGATCTCAGTGAGATCTCGAACAGTTAGTTAAATCTAATACCCATTTTAGATAAATGTTTTAAAACATTTGATTCTATTGTTTGCCATTTAGTAAGATAGTCAGAAAGAAATAATTGCTTTGCTGATTCATAGTTGATAATAAAATCTTCGTGTCTGTAAGGAATGGCTAGATGTGTTGCCTGTTGGTTACAAACACTAGTTTCAAAACGATACAGTTCAACTGTATGATTAGGATAAATCATTCTGATATTGCACCAAAGATTAAATGTTCGTTTAAGAACAGACTCTAGCTGATCTAAATCGTTTTTGGTAATTTCTATTGGAGTCAGCTGATCAAAATTCACTGGAGAATCATAGTGCAGTGCGGTATGATCATCCAACATGTTTCTAGCTGTAATCAGCTTGCTACAGGCCCAACGCCACCAGTCTTGACGATACATAAAGCAAATCAAAGTGTTTGGATCACTGCACTGCTGTACTACATCAGTGTTGCTGGGTACAGCATGATGATCAGCAATAGCTGTATAAGTTTTCTGTAGTATTTCTTCCTGTAGTACCGTGGCGCACCTAGTCATGGTAAACATCATATACTGTGATATGCCGCTAGTACTGGTGCTAAATCTTATGCTAGGATGTATAATTAAATCTTCGGTTTCAGTCCATAGATTGTCGCCAATTAAAAAATCATAAGGCAAGTCTTGTGTAAAAACGGTTTTGATTGAGTAGGAATTGTCTAACAACCTGTGGAGATCTTGATAACTGTGATCGATATAAGGAGTTTCCCAAATGGTATTAGAGTCTGCAGGCAACTGCCATTGGCCGCTAGATTTAGTTTCCACATTTTTATAAGTTGGAAATAGCTGACTGATCCAATCTCGTTCGCCCGGTTGATCCTGGGTACAAAGAATAATATTCTTTGGATACATTAGAACTGATCAGGCCAATCACGGAACAGTGCGTGTTGTATGTCACCGGCAACAAATTGATTGAAGCTTTTGTGTTTGACTTCTAGTTCGCCTTCTAAAGGAGCCACGCGGCGAAACGCCGAATCCATCTGTGCCATGTCTTGGAACTCCATCAAGATCATCCACTCGGGCATGTCAGTAATACTACGGAAGCCCATTTTGCAACGAGTGATGCGATAGCTTTCCATCTTGCCTTCGGCGATCAAATGATCAAAGAAACTTTTCATTCCGTTGACCCAGTCCAAGTCCGAGATGTCGCCTTCTTTGTTTGCCCAAATTGTGTACAAGTCTGCCATTATTTTTCCTTAACTTTTAATATACATATATAATTATATGAAAATACAGTTCGCACATAATTTTGGCCACCAAGAACAGGGTGAGTTTTTTCACTTTGGTTGTGAGTTAGTTGATGTAGCTCCAGAAGAATACAATGCCGCGTTAGACTTTGGATTTTTACAATCGATACGCAACAACAAAGTAGTATGGTATCAAAGTCGCAGTACTCGTGTTGCTGTGGCCAACACCGATTATGAGTTATTGCCAGATGCCTGTATTATTGAAAATCCTACGCCGGCTCAGTTTACAGAAATGGATCATATCTATACTGCCTACTGCTACTATAAAAAGTTCAAAAAGTATTTTGAAATTGGACAACACTTGCCGTCGGATCGCTTTATGGCCTATTACCAGAGTGATGTATTTGTGGCCTGGGCCAAACTAAGACACTATTCTGATCAGGCCATAGAAACCAGTTTGTTTGCCTGGGATTATAGTCAGCCACACACCAGATTAGGCAGTCGTAGTCTAGAGCACGAAATAGCCTGGGCCAAACGCGAAGGCTATGAATATGTTTATCTAGGACCCGGCTACGAGCGATCCAGTCTGTACAAGGCTGATATACAAGGATTTGAGTGGTGGACTGGGCAAGAGTGGAGTCAGGACACTGATCAATATCGTCAGCTGTGCAAGCGTGACAGTAAGATCAAGTTGCCCGTGGATCTTTACGGTGTTTGAACAAGACTTCTAAATAGTCCGCAGGCCAAGTGTCATAAAAGCCCTTCTTGGCAACAAGCTGGGCTTTTTCATTTAGATCGCTGAGATCTTGAACCAGTGCCAGTGCATAGGTACCTTGATTCATTGAAACACCGTTGACAATTTCAGGATCGCCAGGATGATCTTCCAACGCTATGAAACCTTTGGGCAGTAAAGCTTCTTCGTTGGCAGCCGTAACATCACTTGCAAATTGTTCATAAGAAAACTCATCAGGATTGTAGGCAAGAATTAACACACTCTTGCCACCTATACCATCACGGGCAACATTGACCAGATCAAAATAAGGATTGACACCTACTCTAACGGTAAAGTCACGATCCAGTCTGGCCTTGCGAGCATATGGACAAGGAGCCCAGCCGCCTAGTGCTGGGTGCGGAACTTCTACAAAAGTTTCTATCCAGTGCTCTATATCTGATTGTACAGTGGCTAAGTCTAACATTAGAAAAATGGCAATCCAGATTTTTTAGTAGTATCCAAGTTTTCTTTGATGAGATCACTGATTAAAGTACGCTCGTCTGAACTTAGATGTAAAGCCTGATCGTATGATATTCCACCACGCATGTACCAGGCCATTTTTAACGCCTCCTCCTTGATTGTAGCAGACTCTTTTTTCATTTCCTCAATCAGCTCGGAAATTTTTTCAGGAGGTAAGGTCAGGAGGCGCGATCGAAAAAACTTGTCATATCCAAGGTAAGCTGTTGCTCGTATTTGAATTGGCACTCTGGACAGGTTAAATCAACTGGTTGTAGTTCTGAATCAGATTTAATTTTTACCAAGTGATCTCGGATATCGTTAAACAGCGAACGATCGCAGTTCTTAAAAAATTCTTGTATAAATTCGGGCTGGTTGACCATGGCATTGGGAGTTCTAATCAATGACACACTCTGGGCGATTGTGCGTACAGTAATTTCAGTTAATTTTTTGAGTGCATGACTCAATGCCATAACTTTTTCTTGGTTAGCTTCGCCGTTGTCATTGAGATCTGGCAACATCTGTAGTGCTCGCTGTTCTTCAAACTGTACTTGATTGTTGCTGTTAACTTCTTTGTAGCTGAGTGGTTTAAAGAAAATTTCAATATCGCCATGCTTGATGCTGTGTTCAAAATCTGGAGTTTTCATCTTAGCCAATACAGTACGCAGATCCAAAGCCAGTTCAGTAATGGTCTGACACTGTGGACATTCGGTAGAAAAATCCATATTTTGCCCGTAACTGGCAATTCTAATACCAACAAGAATAGCATCAATGTCAATACTAGGCACTGACCAGCCGTCTTTGATATTAGGAACACAACTTTCAATAACACTGACCACTGCCTGACCGTTGAACAATGCATCTGGAGTACGATAGGTAATTTCATCAATGGCCGTCATGGGCAACACCGGCAATTCACCGTTCTGCGGCATCGCTAGTGTGCCTTCTGGATAAAAATTACCCTGACTAGGTAGTCGAATGTACAGCGCAGGCTGTCTAAAATACTGTGATAAAGGGTTGTTTGGATTCATGGGTTTTTCCTTGGATAAGTATAATTATGGCTGATATCAATGACGATCAAATTAATGCGCTGAACGATAGCATTCGCGAACTAATCGAAATTAACAAAGGATTAGCCGCGGCCCTGGGTGTTGATGTCAAAACTAAAAAGACTGATAATAGCGAGTTTGGCAAAAAAATGGCCGAAGCTAACAAGTCGTTAGATGCCATGAAAAATACAGTAAATGCTGTTACTGGCACACTGGGATCTTTGAGAAATGAATCTGGCGCACAAGCATATAACAAGGCCATTGATTCAACAGCGGCTGGAATCAATAAACTTGGCAATTATCTAAGTGTACTTTTTCCAGAATTTTCATTATTAATTAAAACTGTACAATTTGCTACCCTGTCGCTGGCAGAGTATGGTAAAGCAGTAAGCAAGCAGGCAGATGCTCTATATAAAAGCTATCAAGATTTAAGTGCCATTGGTGCTACAACTATCTCTGGTGGTTTAGATGAAGTTTTTACTAACCTACAACAGTTTGGTTATACAGTAAAACAAATTGGCAATTTAGGCGCACTGGTTAAAGACAGTGCTGACAATCTAGCAGTATTGGGTGGTACGGTAGCAGACGGTACAGCGCAGTTTGCTGAAATGAGTCAGGCAGTTCGTGAAAGTGCCTTTGGCGATCATTTGCGTATGATGGGCTTTACTATTGATAGTCTTAACAAAGGTACAGCAAATTATCTAAGACTACAAGCGGCACAAGGCGAGCTAGGAAATAAAACTCAAGAGCAACTGACCGAAGGTGCTGAACAATATCTAGTTCAGCAAGATAGACTCACTAAACTTACTGGCGCCAGTGCCGATGAGCAGGCTAAACTTAAAGAGTCTGCTCTGTCAGAAGAACGATTTGGAGCTTCAATTCGTCTGCGCGAACGACAAGCCAAAGAAGCAGACATACGCGGCGACCACGAATTGGCTTCAAAATTACGAAAACAAAACGAAGACATTCAAAATGTCAGTGTTCAAGTATTAAAAGCTGGGGGTAAAAATCTAGCACAAGGTATGCGTGACATATCCACTGGATTTGTTACTAGCCCGGCTGCCCGTCAATTTCAAATTGGTTTTCCTAGAACTGCTGAACTGATAAGAAAAGGTGCCGATCAGATAACCATTGCCAACAGCATGAGAGAAGAAGCTGTAGCCAATGAACAAAAGTTTGATCGACTAAGAGCAGTAGGAGCCGCAGATGCAGTAGCAGGTATTGGTGCAGAAGTTGCCGCAATGGCCAACTTAAAGGATCAAACAGAAGCCAATGCTAAAATTACGCATTATCAAAATGATCAAGCTGAAGCTGCCGCAAAAAACATGACATTGATGCAGGTTAAACAACAGCATTATCAACAGGCATTGGATCGTTTGGTTGAGATAGGTATAGGCCCAGTAACTGCCGCAATGAATATATTAGCTGGTGCTATAGAAACGATTGGTGATCTAGTAGAAGATATTCTACACCCACTGGATTTCCTAGCAGGCAAAACTACACACCAACTTGAATCAAAATTAAGAGATGCTACTGCCGCGGGAGATACAGCTAGAGCTAAAGCCATTAGAGAAGAAATGGCCAAAGGCGGTGGTGCCACATCATTTGACACAGCCAAATCCGGCGGCGGTGGGTACACTACCGGTGCTAGAGGAATGCAAAACGCCAGCGATGTTGATAAGATTTTATCCACAATTCGTGCCAAAGAATCCGGCGGCAATTATGGTGCACAGGCCAAAGGCAGTTCTGCATCAGGTGCATATCAATATATCGACAGCACATGGCAGTCTTTAACCAAGAAATTTAGTATTGGTGCTGAATTTAAAAAAGCCAAAGATGCTCCTAAAGAAATACAAGATTTAATTGCTCGCAAAAATGTTGAAGAAATTCTAGCCAAAAATAATGGCAGTTTGTCTGCGGTTGCCAACACCTGGTACACAGGCAATGCACAAGGCAAAATGAGTGCTCAAGCACTGGCAGCCAATAACGGTTTGACAGCAGAAAAATATGCATCCGGTTGGATGAACATGTTTAATAAAATGGGTGGGCCAGCTGTACAAACAGCATCTACTACACCGCAAGCGCCAATAGCGGCACCTACAGGCAGTTATAGTTCCAGTGTAAGTAAACCCACGGATCTAACAGTTCCCAAAGACAAAACAGCATCCACCGGAGAAACTGCAATGGCAGCCAATGATCCTAGCATGTTGCATGAAAATCTGATCGGCGCATTAAAATCTGGATTTGCCGAAATGTTGCGTGTACAGACTGCACAGTTATCAGTACAGAAACAACAATTAAAAGCTACTAGCTAAACTGCGGTAAATAACTTACTATGGCAGATAATAACCGCAGAGGCCCTAATGGTGGGTGGCGCAAGTATTTTAAGGTTGCAACACCTGGTGGACAACTAAGTCCAATTTCCGGATCAAATCAATTTGGATTACCGGGCTATAACCGTAATACTGGTGGTGGCGAAGGTATTAATACTCCTAATGATTTTGCATTTCGCAACTATGCCAGTAGACTACCAGAAGTATACACAGGACATCCTAATCGTGTTGAACGCTATAATCAATACGAAAATATGGATATGGATTCTGAGATTAATGCCTGTTTAGACATTATTGCTGAATTCTCAACACAGATCAACGAAGATAACGAAACTCCGTTTGATATACACTTCAAAGATAAACCAACTGATCACGAAGTAGAAATTATTAAGAAACAGCTACAACAGTGGACAAAACTTAATAAACTAGATCAGCGCATATTCAAATTATTCCGTAACACTATCAAGTACGGCGATCAAGTATTTGTTCGTGACCCAGAAACATTTGAAATGATGTGGGTTGATATGACCAAAGTAGCTCGCGTTATTGTTAACGAAAGCCAAGGCAAGCGTCCAGAACAGTATGTGATTCGCGATATTAATCCTAATTTCCAAAACATGACTGTGGCATCAAAAACCACACAGGACTATTATGTTAGTCGTCCAACTGGCACTATTGGTCAAGGCGCAGGTAATTCAGCCTTTGGCGGCGGAGCTGGTGGCGGAGCTGGAGTAAGCGGCGGCGGAGTAGGTAACAATCGTTTTGTGCAGGCCATGAACGAATCCTGTTTAGATGCTCGTCATATTGTGCATTTGAGCCTAAACGAAGGTCTTGATTTTTTCTGGCCATTTGGACAAAGTATTCTAGAAAACATCTACAAAGTTTACAAACAAAAAGAATTATTAGAAGATGCGGTATTGATCTATCGTATTCAACGAGCTCCAGAACGCCGCTTGTTCAAGATTGATGTGGGCAACATGCCTAGTCATATGGCCATGGCCTTTGTTGAGCGTGTTAAAAATGAAATGCATCAACGCCGTATTCCTACTGTAACAGGTGGCGGACAAAACATGATGGATGCTAGTTATAATCCATTAAGTATCAACGAAGACTACTTTTTCCCACAGACAGCAGACGGTCGTGGATCCAGTATTGATGTATTGCCAGGCGGTCAGAACCTAGGCGAAATTGATGACTTAAAATATTTTAATAACAAGATGGCTCGTGGCTTGCGTGTGCCTAGTAGCTACTTGCCAACAGGCCCAGACGACTCAAATTTAGCTATGAATGACGGTCGTGTAGGCACAGCATTGATACAAGAATACCGTTTTAACCAGTACTGCATACGCTTACAAAAGCTGATTATGCAGAAATTAGATGACGAATTCAAGATGTTTTTACGCTGGAGAGGCTTCAATCTTGACAGCAGTCTGTTTAATATTGCACTTTGCGAGCCACAAAACTTTGCAAGTTATCGCCAAAGTGAGTTAGATAACAGCAAAATTCAAGCATTTGCACAGCTAGAACCCTTGCCATATATGAGTAAACGATTCTTAATGAAGCGTTATTTGGGCTTGACCGAAGAAGAATTACTTGAAAATGAGCAGATGTGGAAAGAAGAGCGCGACGAGCCTGAGCTTCAAACCACACAAGGACAAGACTTGCGTAGCGTGGGCGTAACCCCAGCTGGCATTGAATCTGACCTACAAAACGCTGAATTATCACAGGCACCTCCAGGTGGTGAAGCTCCTGAAGGCGCTATGCCAGCAGTACCTAACACAGCAGGCCCTGGTGGCCAAGGTGCCGTAGCGGCTCCAGCTGGCGCTTCTGGCGCAGGCTTATAAATACTAGCATGATCTTAAATGAATTATATGACCGCAGTCCTGAAGCTTATCAGGACCTAAGTCAAGACAATACTCAACCGCGGTTAAGCGATACTCGCAAAACCCGTTTGACTCTGCGCCAGCTTAATAAACTGCGCCAAATGAACGATATCAGGTCCGTGGAATACAGAGAAAAACTAAAAGATATAAAACGCCAATACGCACCTGCACCTGAGCCTCCTACAGGCCTGTAAAAAAACTGTCATTTCTGACAGAAAATCACCGTTAAAGTACCTAGATTATGTAATATATGTAAATATATTACCGAGCCATACCTTAAGGAGAAAATATGACTAATAAATTTGAACAATTAATCGAATATGTGATTAATGATGAAGAACAAAAAGCCCGTGAGCTTTTCCATGATATCGTTGTTGAGAAATCACGCGAAATCTACGAGAGTCTTATGGAAGAAGAAGACGAAGAGTCTAGTGCTGAGCGCGACGACAAAGCTGAAAAAGCTGGTAAAAAAGTTGCTAAAGACATCGAGTACGACGAGAAGAAAAACAAGTTGGACGAAGATGAAGAAGAAGATGACGAAGAAGATCTTGAAGAAGATATGACTTCTGATGCCGCTCCTGATCTTATTGACGACGTCGAAATGGACGAAGAAGGTATGACCATGGAAAATGATGCTGAGTTTGACGACGAAGCTGAAGAAGAAGGCGAAGAAATGACTCATGATATGGAAAACGATCATGATGAAGAAGGCGACATTGAAGATCGCGTAGTTGACTTGGAAGACAAGTTAGACGAATTAATGGCTGAATTTGAAGCTATTATGGGCGGCGAGCACGGCGAAGAAGATGAATTTGATGCTGAGCGCAATGATGTAGGCAACCACGATATGCAAGGCGACGAGCTAGAAATGGACGACACAGCTGAATTTGCTGACATGCCATTGGGCGAAAACATCAGTTTGCCATCAGCACCAAAGCCAGTTACTACTGAGCCAGCTGGAACAAACACAAAGTCTACAACAGCATTTAATTCAGGTGCAGCCGGTATGGCAAGTAAGCCAGTAGGCGGTAGCCCAGATGAGAAGAACCCAGACGGCACAGCCGCTTACAAGAAGCCATCAAACGCTTACAGTAAGGGCGAAGGCAATTTGCCAGGCGCAGGTACTTTTAAAAACACTCCAGCTAAAGACGGTAGTAAATTGGCACCAGCACCAAAGCCAGTAACTGCACAAGCAGCCGGTGTTAATACAAAGACACCTTTTCCAAGAGGTTAATAGGTAGATATGGCTCGCTATACATATCTTAAAGAACATCTAAGCTTCACTCAGGCCAGGGCAGAAATCCTGACTGAGGAAGCCGCGGATGGTTCTGGCAAGAACTTGTACCTCAAAGGCATTTGTATTGAGGGCGGAGTTCGCAATGCCAACGAGCGAGTATATCCTGTAAACGAAATTGCCAAGGCAGTAGACACTATCAACGAACAGATTAAAACTGGTCATTCAGTTTTAGGTGAAGTAGATCACCCAGATGATTTAAAGATCAACTTGGATCGTGTAAGTCACATGATTGAAAAAATGTGGATGGATGGCCCTGCAGGCTATGGAAAACTAAAGATATTACCAACACCGATGGGAACATTAGTAAAAACAATGTTAGAATCCGGTGTTAAACTAGGTGTTAGCAGTCGTGGATCTGGAAATGTCAACGACGCAAACGGACATGTCAGTGACTTTGAAATAGTCACTGTTGATGTGGTTGCTCAACCAAGTGCTCCTAATGCATATCCAACAGCAATTTATGAAGGCCTACTGAATCATCGTGGCGGTCAGCAGTTGCTAGATATGTTTAAGGACCCTGCTAAAGGCAACAAAGCACAGAGATTTGTAAAGAGCGAAGTTCTTCGTTTGATACAAGGTCTCAAGATTGAAGGGAAATAATATGCTAGATGCTATTAAACCGTTATTAGATAGCGAGCTAATTTCTGAGGATGCGAAAGCAGAAATCAATGAAGCTTGGGAATCCAAGTTAGTTGAAGCCAAAGAACAAGCCCGTGCAGAACTCCGCGAAGAGTTTGCACAACGCTATGAGCATGATAAACAAGTAATGGTAGAAGCCCTGGATCGCATGATAACAGATGGTCTTACTGATGAACTACAACAAGTACAAGCTGAAAAAGCTCAACTTGCTGAAGATCGCGTTCGTTTCCAAGCTAAGATGAAAGAAAATTCCACAAAGTTTAACGACTTTATGGTAACCAAATTAGCAGAAGAAATTGGCGAATTGCGTAAAGATCGTAAAATGCACAACGAAGGTCTCCAGAAATTGGAAGGCTTTATCGTACATGCATTAGCTAAAGAGATTCAAGAATTTGCACAAGACAAACAAGATGTAGTTAATACAAAAGTTCGTTTAGTGCGTGAAGCTCGTAGCAAACTTGAAACATTGAAGACACGATTTGTAAAAGAATCTGCCGCCAAGATGAGTCAAGCTGTTGGCAAGCATCTCAAGGCCGAACTCAGTCAGTTGCAAGAAGACATCAAAGTTGCTCGCGAGAACAATTTTGGTCGTCGTATTTTTGAAGCGTATGCCGCAGAATTTGGCGCTACTCACTTAAATGAGAAGCAAGAAGTTCGCAAATTACACGATGCATTAGCTCAGAAAGATGCAAAACTGGCCGAAGCCATCCAACTCACACAAAAGGCGAAAGTACTTGTGGAGTCCAAAGAACGCGAAATCCGTATGATCAAGGAATCCAATGAACGCGAAAGCGCCATGGAAGAATTGCTCGCTCCTCTAAACAATGAGAAGCGTGAAATCATGCGTAATTTGCTCGAAAGCGTACAGACTAAGCGTTTGTCTGCCGCATTCGAAAAGTATCTACCAGCTGTTTTGGAAGATCGTTCCGTGAAAGCCACAAAAGTGATCACAGAATCATTGTCCGAAGTAACTGGCGATAAATCTGCCCGTGTCCAAGATGCTGATGAGCAAAGCGAAAGCAATGTCATTAATCTGAAGCGGTTGGCAGGGCTGTAATTTAAAGATATCAAAAAGGAGACTTAAATGTCACAAGAATTAATCGAAAGTCGTTGGGACGAAACTAAGGAAGCGTTGCTTGAAGGCCTACAAGGTTCTAAGCGTTCTTCCATGAGTGTAATCCTTGAGAACACAAAGAAGTACTTGAAAGAGAACGCAAGTTCTGGTTCAACTGCATCTGGTAACATTGCTACATTAAACCGTGTAATTCTGCCAGTAATCCGTCGTGTTATGCCAACTGTTATTGCTAACGAGTTGGTTGGTGTTCAGCCTATGACAGGCCCAGTTGGTCAAATCCACACATTGCGTGTTCGCTATGCTCAGTCTTTAACAGACAACAGCTTGGCACAAACAAGTGTAACAGCTGGCCAAGAAGCTTTGTCACCATTTACCATTGCAACTGCATACTCCACACAGCCACAAAGTTCTAGTACAGCTACTGGCTATACTGGTAACAACACAGCTACAATGGAAGGTACAGGCGGTAAGCAAATTTCCGTACAGATCTTGAAGCAAGCTGTTGAAGCTAAGACACGCAAACTCCAAGCTCGTTGGACATTTGAATCTGCACAAGATGCTCAAGCTATGCATGGCATCGATGTTGAAGCTGAAATCATGGCTGCTCTTGCACAAGAGATCACAGCTGAGATTGACCAAGAGATCCTCTTGAGTCTACAAACATTGGCTACAACAGAGTACACATACAACCAAGCTACTGTATCTGGTACAGCAACATTCGTTGGTGATGAGCATGCCGCTTTGGCAGTGTTGATCAACCGCGTTGCTAACTTGATCGCTCAGCGTACACGCCGTGGCGCAGGTAACTGGGCTGTTGTATCTCCAGCTAGTTTGACAGTATTGCAATCTGCAACCACTTCTGCTTTTGCTCGCACAACAGAAGGCACATTTGAAGCTCCTACAAACACCAAGTTTGTTGGTACATTGAATGGTGCTATGCGTGTGTTTGTAAACAGCTACGCACAAGATACACAAGCTGTGTTAGTTGGTTACAAAGGCTCTAGTGAAGCTGACGCTGCCGCGTTCTACTGCCCATACATTCCGTTGATGAGTAGTGGTGTTGTATTGGATCCAAGTACATTCGAACCAGTAGTTAGCTTTATGACTCGCTACGGATTTGTCGAGCTCACTAATACTGCGAGCAGTTTTGGAAACGCAGCAGATTATGTTGGGGAAATCGCAGTGCAAAATTTATCGTTCAGCTAATCAAACAGCAACAACGAAAAGTTTATTCAACCCAGGGATGGGAAGAAGCAGAAAAGCGCCGCAAGGCGCTTTTTTGTTGGCCAAATTATTTGACAAACATTATGTTTTGAGTGTATTATTCTTAGTAATGCTACGGACTATGATAAATAAAAGCATGAAACACTTTATATACAAAACAACTCACATAAACGGCAAATACTATATTGGAAGACATAGTACAGAAAACATCAACGATGGCTACATTGGGTCCGGTCTTTGGCCTAGTTCTATAAAAGATAAATCCACACTAACTCGAGAAATACTTGAATATGCTGATTCGGTTGAACAGGTAACAAGACTCGAAGGGCAGTATCTAGCAGAACATTATGGCAAACCGGGTTGCATGAATCAAACTGTAGACCCTATTGGGTTTGATACAGATAATAATCCAATGAAAAATCCAATTATAGCAGAAAAAATTGCCGGCGATAATCACTATATGAGGAAAAATCCGCAAGCAAGAGAAAATAGTAGACAAAAGCAAAATAAATTAGTTCAGGAAGGTAAGCATAATTTACAAGGCGATCGCAATCCAAACAAGGATGGCCGTAACGCTAAAAAAGCATATGAGAATGGCAATCACGTCTGGCTTAAGAATAATCCAAGTATATGGCGTAGCGAAGCAGGTATACACCACTGGCAAAATGGCAACAGTCCTAACGCTGGCGGCAAATTAAACAAAAAACTTGTAGAAGCCGGAACACACAATTTACTTGGGCCCGAGCACAATGCCAAACGAATCAAAGAAGGTACACATAACCTGCTCGGTCCAAGTTCGAATCTAGACAGGCTCAAAGCCGGTAATCATCCAAGTCAAATAAAAAAAACTTGCGAGCACTGTGGAAAAACTGCAAGCGTGAGCATGTATACACGATGGCATGCTGACCGTTGTAAACAATCCCCCAACAACACCCCCAAGAAAGAAACAAAATGAAAGACACTGAAATTGTAGAAGTACTAGCCGATGGCACCATCAACCATTTTGATTTGGATGTATGCAATGCCGCTGCTGACGAGGCCTTAGAGCTATTGTGGGCCAAAGAAAATACCGTGCTGTCGTTTGACTACACAGCCGCGGTTTTTAGCCTGTTCGTAGACTCTATCAATATCTTGAGTAATTCTGGATGGACCACACAGGAACTACTACAGGAAGTACTTGATCACTCCGAAGCCAACGACAACATCGGCGACCCAGATTGTGAGGACGACTAACCGCGCCCGCTGGCACGGTGCTAACTGCAAATACCACCTGTGACATGGCGTAAACCCTTGGATCTGCTAAATAGGTTATCAGATAAGGAATAGATCATGGTAGCACCATTACAAATAGGCGGTGGCATTTCAATAGGCGGTAGCATTAATATCGGAAATTTTGCAGAGGTACCTAGTTTTACCATAAATTCATTTGAGTTTGCGTCAGGCGAATCTTACGGCGGCGGATTACAGCCACAAGGTACCAATGGCACTGGCGGATTTATTAATCCGGCTACTGGATCGTTAGAAGCAAGCGGATACGCATTTATTACGCCAACAAGCGAACTTATAACTATTTTAGATACAGCATTTGCAGCCGCCGGAATACCAACAGACGGTTCTACTTATGCGTGGAATGTTACTTGGGGAGCAGGTAGTACAACTTCTTCTGGTATAGTTCGTTTAGGTTGGAACAACGGAGGACAGACATTGATTATGTCAGTAATGAACCCTAGCGACAATAGCTGGCAAAATCCTCCAACCGGCTCTAATTATGAATATGCCGCAAGTTTGATTGGCACTTTTTTACTGCCAGCAACCTTCACAGCTTATACTCCATTAAATCAAGTTGGCTCTGCTAACGAATGGTGCTAAACTATAACTGATGATAACACTAAGACCCGCTAACACTCGCGGCAATCCTAGAGCACCATTTATCAACAGTTATCGTACATTTAGTTTTCCGGCTTACTACGATAGTCGCTATATGAACTATAGCAATCTACAAACCATAAACGATGACCGTGTACAGTATGCCTGGCAGGTGCCTTGGCACGAACACAAAAACATGGAAATCTTTGGCTATGTAGTCGAAGGGTCAAGTCATCATGTAGACAGCTTAGGTAATGATGTAGAAGTGCCTGCCGGTGCTGTTCAACGCATGAGTGCCGGTAGAGGTATTAGTCACACAGAAGGCAACACAGCAGACCGACCTAATCGCTATCTACAGTTATGGATACAACCTAACATACTGGACACAGAACCCGAACATGCCTGGCATCAGTTTACTCGCGAAAATAAACTAAATCAGTTTTGCAATATCACTGAACGGCTACCTATTAAACAGGATGCCCGTTTACTAGCTGGTATTTTTACTGAAAACTATACCTATGCTATTGACACTACTCGTCATTACTATCTGTATGTGGTGTCGGGCACAGCTACCATAAACGGCCAACCTGTTATAGAAGGCGATGGTTTAAGTTTTGAAAATGAAAACAGGATTGAGATCGTCAATCCTGTAGAGTCTGAAATTATTGTTTTTGATTTAGTTTAAATCTTAAACAATTTTAAATGATTATGAATTCTATCAACGGGCGAGGACCAATCGCCTATTTGTTCTTGTCTGAACAATCTAGCACTAGGATACCAAGGACTGCTATCTCTCTTTAGTAACCAACGCCAGTCAAGGCCAAACTGATTTAGAGGAATCCAAGTAGGACGACCCAGTGCGCCAGCTAGGTGTGCCATGGCAGTGTCTACACTGACAACCACATCTAAATGAGCAACCAAGGCTGCGGTATCAGAGAAACTGTTGATTTCACCTGGGAAACAGCGCACACCTAATTCACCTAACTTGGCATCCTGCTCGGCAGAGCAGTCATACTGTAAATTGAACCATTCATAGTCACTGTTTCTGGTAATAAGATCAATAGCATTGTCAAACTTCATGGCCTTGTGTTGATTGATCCAGGAGTCAGGACGACCTGACCAGCAGATACCTACACGCAGTTTTTTCTTTAGGCCCAAACGAATCTGCCAGTCTTTGACCTTTTGTGCATTGGGCATAATGTATTGTAGTTCATGGGCCATGTTATCAAGGTTGACTTTTAGTATGCCCGGAATACTCATAATAGGAGTCCAGTAGTCAAACTGTTCTGGTACTTCGTTAAGGCGTATAATTGTGCCGACCTGTTGTTCTTGAAATAGCGGAATTAATGGGTCAGCTACCTGCATAAACACATTAGCACCTTGGCCTCGCAAAATTTTCAAATATCTAAAAAATTGCAAATTGTCACCGTGCCCCTGTTCGCCCATGATCAAAATAGTTTTGTCTTTTAGATCCTGACCAGACCAACGAGGTTGTGTGTATTTTGGCAACTGTCCTGCTAAATGTTCGTACTGCCATCGCCATTCGTATTCAGGCCAACCGCGGTCATAATCACCCATCAGCAAATAGGCCACTGCTAGGTTAAAATGTCCGGTTACAAAGTCTGGTGCCATAGCAATGGCATTTTGTAAAAACGGAACGGCCCGTTCTGGGAATCCGCACTCGCGAATCACATTACCGTAGTTGTTAAATGCCGATACAGAATTTGGATCTTCGATCAGTGCTGTAGCATAGCATTTTAAAGCATCCGCTGGCTGATGATTAGCCCGATACTCATTACCTTTTTCGATTAAATCTGCAATAGTTGTCATGAACATATTTAATTCAGCCTGCAACGACCAAAATATTTGTTTTACCCATAAATACTTGATCAACGCAATCCTGCGTTTTATGCTGATGATTAATACCCAACAGCGTAGCGGCTAGAACCCGCATCGGACTTCTTTAAGGAGAAAACAAAATGGGTCGTCCACTTAAAATACAAAAATATTCCGCCGGTTCCGGTGATACAAGCAAAAATGGTGTAGGTGTTGCCATTGACCAAGGCTTCCCACAGTTTGCCAATGTAGAAGTGCCTGTAGTTCCTACTGGCATGACCAGCTCAGAGTTCTTGGGTGTAGTCGGCGGTGCTAATGCACTTAACGGAACCAGTATTGCTAGTTCTGCATTTCCTGTAGTTAAAATTATAGCTAATGTTAATGGACAGCAAGGCAATGCATACATTATTACACAAAAAGGTCAGACCAAGTATTTGGTTTCTGGTGAAGACAGTGTGTATGCTAACAACCTTACAACAGGTTATTCATATCAAATTACTAATCTAGGTACAGGCACAAACTGGACACAGTTAGGCGCTGGTGTTAATCCACAGCCTGGACAAGTGTTTACTTGCCAATTACCACTAGGTTCTGGTACTGGTAATGGTACAGCCAGTGACGCAGGTCAATGCACTTTGGTAACTAGTAATGTGCTAACAACCGGACAGATGAATATGACATTCCAGTCAGGTGGTAATTTAGTTTATGCAAGTCGCTTGACTAACAAGTACATTTTTGACGGATCAACTCCTCCAAATCGTTACGCTGTTAACTTCTTTGCTCCTGAATCTGCTGCCGCTATTGCCAATGTTAATATTACAGGCAATGCTGGTACATTTACAAGTAATGCATACTCTACCTACACAGTCGGTAGTACAATTACTATTAGTGGCAATCTTTCAAATGTGGCAACTGGTAATATCTCAGGATACACCAGTCCAAGTACATACTACATTACTGCTACCAATGGAACTACAACATTTACATTGAGTACAACTGCAGGTGGTGCTAATATTGTTACTACCGCTGGTAATACCACTGGTTGGACATTCACAGCTGAAGGCGCCGCTACAACTGTAGTTAAATCTGGTGCAGACAATGCAACTTGGGTAGGTACAAGTGGACCTGCTAACACAGGTAATATTTCGTTAGCACAAGTTTCTAACTATACATCTTAATAGGAAAAAACTAATATGGGTCGTCCATTAAAAATAAAGAAAACCAGTATTGTAAATGCTGGTTACCCACAGTATGGTAATATCTCAGACGGAACTCCTCCAGCTAGTCCTTGGACTAGCCAGGACTTCGTTGGTGTAGTTGGAGGTATGGAACAAGTTGCTACAGCAACATTTCCTGTGGCCAATGTTACAGTTTATCTTACAGGTAGTAGTGAGCAAAATGGAGTTATTCTGCGCCAAAAAGGCCAGAGTACATTCTTAGTTGCTCAAAATACCACGGTATATGCTAATGCATTAGTAGCAGGTCGTAGCTATGTGATCAACACTGTTGGTACTACTAACTGGGGAACAGTTGGTGCTGGTGGCCTAAGTAAAGGTAATAATCCTAGTGTTACCACTGGCGATATCTTTACAGCCACGGGTGCTGGTACCGGCACAGGCACAGCGCAACTAGCAGGTCGTTGTGTTTTGGCCAATGTTTCCGCAGGCAATTTAACACCTGGTACAATGACAGCTACAGTTACAACCGCTGGTAATACTTCTGTATTACTTAATCGTATTACAGACCACTGGGGTATAGGGTTTGATGGTACTCAGTACTTGCTCAACTTCTTTGAAGCCAGTGCAAATACAGCAGTCAAAGCTGGTATTGATACACCTACTAGTACCACAGGTGATGATACAGTACCAATGGTTGTGCTTAATAATTACACTTCGTAATCCTAAAGTTTTACCACCAAAATCCCGCTTCGGCGGGATTTTTTATGATTTATCCTAGCTGTTAAAAACACATAAATAACAAAAAGGATTCTATAGATGACCACATACAAAAATACCAGCGGTGACTTTACTTTAACTTGCCAAAACGGCAATGGTATTTTCACAATTAATGCTCAGACAAACTTCCTTGGAAATGTAACCTATAATGTACCGGCTACTACCAGTACTCCGTTTATTACAGTAGCTGCCAATAATACTGGTACTATCCAGGACATGGGTCTTATTGCACAAATTAATCCGTCTAGTTTTGCAGGACTGAGATTTGATGTTGCCGCAAATACCTGGCAAATCAGTTCCAGTGTTAGAGCAAACGGTGCTCCTATTGCGGCCTATACCGACATTGGTGGCAGTACCGGAAACGCCGCAGGTGGTAATACACAGATTCAGTTTAATCAAGCAGGTGCATTTGGTGCCAGCGGAAATTTAACTTACGACTATGCTAACAATGCATTGACACTACAAGGTTACGAAGTGTTAGGCAACATTGGAGCCACCCCTGGTACTACTCCAACAAATGCTGTGGCAATTTACAACAGCACAGTAGGCGGTGGCGGCACTGGTGTATATGTATTGTCAACCGAAGTCAATGACGAATTGATTAGTAAAACACAAGCTATTGTTTATAGTTTAATATTTTAAGGAATAATTATGACCCTATCAGTAACAGGAAACATAACAACATCAGCTGGTAATGTTTATGTAAGTAGCGGAAATACCGCAATTACTTGGTTAAGTATCTGCAACACATCTGCTGGTAATGTTTTGGCAAATGTGTTTGTTGTGCCAAGCGGATTTTCTTCTGGATCTACTACACAGGTATACCAAGATTTGTTAATGGTACCTGGAGAAACTTATCAAATTTATGCTGCCGCAGAAAAATTGATCTTGGCTGATCAAGATTCTGTGCAGATTCAATGCAACACAAGTAGCGCACTAAACGCAGTCACTTCATATACATCAATTTAATGGGTTACTTTGTAAAGAATCGCCGACTGCAATCTGGTAGCACTGGGGTCATCTTGCCCACAGGCTCTACAATTCAACGACCAGAGTTTCCTGCATTTGGCCTTATAAGATACAACACCGACAGTGGCATGGTGGAGTATTTTGACGGAACAATGTTTCAAAGTTTATTGACCGGTGCTAACTTTACCTATGTGGTAGATAACTTTACCGGTGATGGCGTTTCTACCACATTTGGACCAATGAGTCAAGCAGTAGCGAATGCCTCTAATATTATTGTTTTCATTGGTGGTATCTATCAGATACCTGTTACCAATTACACGGTTAACGGCACAGTTGATATTACATTTACATCGGCTCCTCCATTAAATGCAACAATTAATGTGATACACACTCAAGGATAATATATGGGAATTAGTCGTGTAGCCGGTCAGATGTTACAGTCCACTCTGGAAAGAGATGGAGTCAACTTATCAGTCACTGATCTTGCCAATAGCACACCTGTGCTTTTTCTTGATGTCAACAATGGTCGCGTTGGTGTTAACACTGCGTCACCTGGTACTGAGCTGGTAGTAGTTGGAAATATTTCAGCCACAGGCAATATTATCAGCAACACAAATTTTGTTGGCAATGGATACTATCTTACTGATATCAATGCCGGCAACATTCTTAACAGCTACGGCAATGCCAATGTAGCTGCCTACTTGCCAGTCTATGGCGGCAACATTGCTGTAGCCACTATTTCCAGCAACGCCAATGTTAACATTGCAATCTCACCTGGCGCCAATGGCATTGTCACTATTGCCAATACCGCAGGCGGAGCAAGTGGTATACAGTTAGGACCTAATACTCTAGGACAATTTGTCAGTAATGCTCTTACTTTGACCAGTAACACCAGCGTTACCAACGGCATTGCTGAATTGAATCAAATTTTAGGTAAATTGGTTCCACCAGCACCACCAGCATTTCCAAATTCTACTGCCTTGTCTATCACCAGCGCAACCACTACAGCTAGAATGGCCAACGGCTTTACACAAACTGATAACACAACCACTGGCAACAAAGCAGTGGCCGCCGGCACAGTAGTTTCGGCTGTAAGATCAAGCACTTATGCAACCAACACAATCAGTACCACAGGCCCAGGCGATTCGGGTACACTTGCAGTGTATCTCAATAGTGTTTCGTCAGGCAATGTCACATTTAATCCCTTGGCAACTCCGACTGCCAACGGCGTCTATAGTAACTTGGTAGTAACCAATAACCAAGACTATCATGCATCAAACGCCAGTATTCCTCCTGGATTCTGGTATGTGTTTAGCTCCAGTGCCACAGGTACAGTACCACAAGGGTGGAACGAAGTTTACATCTCAGATACTGCCGCTGGCAATACCAACACTCCGGTCTGGTACTATGATTCCAGTACAGCAGCCGCTCCAGTGTTTAGTTCAACCACCTTTACAGCCTGTGCTAGTCCTAGTCTAGCCTATTCCAGTACTGTACCACACTACACTGGCAACACCTATTTCAATCTTGGATTTAATGTAAATCGTCTAAGTGCCAACATGTATCCTAACAACGGAAACCTGTTGACCAATTCTACCACAGCCGGCGGAGCATTCCTGGCACCGGCTACAGTCAGTTATGCGTCTGCCAATATTGCAGTTCCTCTGGTCCAGAATTTATATGTTGCAAGTGGCAATGCCACAGCTAATACCACAGCCTACATTGTCAACACTGGATTTGGTAACAGTACCGCAGGTCCTACTGTAACAGTGACAAACAGCTACAACACCACTACAAATACCTTTACACCGGCTGGCGTAGTATTATACAAAAATGGTAACACCACAGCCATAGATGAAGGCAATATTGTGATTGGCAGTAACATTGGTAGTGGGTCAGGCAGTGCTTATCGTATTGTTAATCCTAGCGGCAATACTGTGGCAGACTATCCGGTTTACACCGGCTCAGAAGCCACCTTCAACAGCCAAACTGGCCCATTTTACACCACAGATGCTACAGTGACTGGAGTAGGATCTCAAGGTGTGTTACGCTTTGATAAAACAAATTACAGCACTGGATATTTGCCAGCGGGTCCTAATCTAAGTGCTCAACAAAATACCCAGTATTTTACATTTAAGTTTGTACGCACCTCAGTCAGTAAGTTCAATATTCAGTATGTTGGCACTGTGGCCGGCATGTGGGTAGCCTTGCCTGGATCAGTATTTGACACCGCATCGGGCAATGTTGGTCCTACATCAGGACTCAACGGTTGGCTCAACATGTGTGTGCCCTACGGCGGAGCTGGTATTCCAGGATCCAACGGCCACGGCGGTAACGGCAGTGATGGCTGTGCCCTGGGCGGAGCAGTAATTCCAAATACACTACAGTCTAACGCTTCTACTGCATTTGGTTATACTTGTACATTTGGAACAGTTAATAGTTCTAGTACAGCTACTAATGAAATTTATGTAAGAATTAAACTGACCTCAGGGCAGTCAGTGACAGCATTAAGTTTACAAACGGCGAGTAATTAACAATGACCATTAGCGAATCACAATATGTAGACCTACTGGTTAAGAAACTGTATGGCGTAGCCAAGACAGATACGCCACAGA